TGCTTTGTATAGCAGTAGCAGTTGCTATCTTATCTATCTAGTTAATAGCATACTACTCAACAAAGTATACCCTATTGAGAAAGAGAAATGATATGCTCTTTTAATCTAGACAACTGTAAAACAGCATATTGCATTCCGTCTTCTTCAGCTTCTGTAGAGAGTTCATCTACCTTTTCTAGTACATCTAAGTTAATAATTTCTGCTGCTGGTATTTCTTCATCAATAACTTGCGCAATATTACCGACTATATTTTGATTATAAGCGCTATAGCCAGAAGACTCCGGAGTACCTGGAACAGGTCTTGAGTACGGTCCTTGATCTACTTTTGCAGGATAATAATTAGACGGTTTTATAGGATCATAAGGGCCCGGGTAGTCTTCATATATCTTCTGTAACTCTACAAAATCATTCACATATATATTTATTACTAATGATTGAAAAATAAAAGGTTAATGTTATAATTGTTTTATGGATAACACAAATGTGTCTTTTGATGAAATAAGGTTTTACGCTAGAACTATAGCAGACAGGCTCAAAGAAGTAGAAATTACACATGTTATTGGATTAGCAAGGGGTGGATTATTTCCTGCTACAATAATGAGCTATATGTTAGATAAACCTTTAATAGTTACCGGTATTAGTTCATATAAAGACAACAAGAAAACAAAATCATTATCTACTTATCAGCCTCTAAATATAGCTACACTTAAAGAAAATAACGCGCATGTATTAGTAGTAGATGATATTTGCGACTCTGGAGAGACAATAAAATATATTACAAATAATTTAACATTAGGCGGAGTAAAGCATAAAACGGCATGTATATTTACTAAAGAAAAACATAAAGAATTATTAGATCATTATGGTATTGTAATTTCAGACAATATGTGGATTGTATTTCCTTGGGAGTAGATTAAAATAATACCATGGCGAGTAGAAGAATTACGTGTTTGATTACTGGAAAAAGCTATACGTATAGTCAGGATTACTATAATAAAAAAGTAACTGATTATATTGATGAAGCTAATCTTAAAAAATACTTTATTACACAAAAAGCGAAAACATATCTCAATAAAGGTTATTCAATACAAGAGATAAGAAACATATTAAATGTTAATGAAGAGAGCTTACCAGCTGCGGATTCTGAACAAGTTGTAGAACTCATTGAGTTCCATAAGATTCAAGCATCGCAAACCGCAAAAAAAATATCAAATACTTTGAATTTTGCTACACATAAATCCGACCCAGAGGTAACCCATTTTATAAATAATATCAGAGACTATGAACAACGACACTAAACAATTTATCGCACAGCAGGGCTCGAATTCTACTGTAAAGATATTCGAAGCGAGTACAGGACAACTATATAAAGTAATAACGGTAGGCGGTAGTATTGTATCCCAACCGTATGTTGCAGGACATACACTAACCGTTACAACTGAAACTTCCGGTGGAAAGAAACATGTAAAAACGTTTTCTTTACCACATGGTAGCTTGCAAACCACCGTACCTGTTTAATCCTTATACAAGGTAAATAAAGATGGGAGACGGGATTACTATATTTACAGAGCAGCTATCTAGAAAACCTAATTTGTATCCATGGACGGATCAGTTCATTGAAGCGATGCATAATGGGTTCTGGACTGATAAGGAGTTTTCATTTAAGTCAGATATTCAACAATTTAAAGTTGAACTAACTGATCAAGAGAGAGAGATTGTTGTACGTACACTTTCAGCTATTGGGCAAATTGAAGTTGCTGTTAAGACATTTTGGGCTAAGTTAGGTGAAAATTTACCTCACCCATCATTATGTGATTTAGGTTATGTAATGGCTAATGTTGAGGTTATACATAACAACGCGTATGAAAGGTTATTACAAATTTTAGGGCTGGAAGATGTCTTTGAAGAAAATTTAAAACTGCAATGGATTCAGGGACGTGTAAAGTATTTACGTAAATATACACATAAGTTTTATAAAGATAGTAAAAAGCAATATTTATATGCTTTAATACTCTTTACACTTTTTGTTGAAAATGTTTCATTATTTTCACAATTTTATATTGTTAATTGGTTTGCAAGAAATAAAAATGTTCTTAAAGATACAGATCAACAAGTAAAATATACAAGGAATGAAGAAAATATTCATGCTTTAGTTGGTATTAAGATCATTAATACTATTAGAGAAGAGCATCCAGAATTATTTGACGAAGAATTAGAAAAAAGAATACTTCACGAAGCAGAAGAAGCTTTAACAGCAGAGAGTAAAATTGTTGATTGGATGGTTAATGGTTATAAAGAAGATGGTTTAAATGCTGATTTATTAAAAGGTTTTATTAAAAATAGAATTATTTCTTCTTTAGAACAAATAGGTTTTAACTCACCGTTTGAAGTTGATAATGATTCTCTCGAGGCTACAATGTGGTTTGAAGAAGAATTAATGGGAAACAATATGGCAGATTTCTTCCATACTAGACCTACAGAATATTCTAAGAAAAACCAGTCATTTGATGAAGAAGATTTATTTTAAGTATGAAAAACTATAGTTGGTTAAACGCAGACTCTAAAAAGTTTTTAAAGCGAGGCTATCTTGAAGAAGGTGAAACACCTGAAGAAAGAATTGAAACTATTGCAAAAACTGCTGAGAGTTATCTTAAAATAAAAGGATATGCAGAAAAATTTACCGACTATATGTCTAAAGGATTCTACTCTTTATCATCTCCTATTTGGTCTAATTTTGGTAAAGAGAGAGGTTTACCAATTTCTTGCTTTGGTAGTTTTATTCCAGATGATATGGAAAAAATTCTTACTAAATTATCTGAAGTAGGTACAATGTCTAAGGTAGGAGGTGGTACTTCAGGTTACTTTGGAGCTGTAAGACCTCGAGGTGCACCTATTTCTTCTGGTGGAGCTGCCACCGGAGTACATCACCAGTTAACAGTGTTTGACGCTCTCATAAATTATGTTTCACAAAGCAATGTACGTAGAGGTTCTTTTGCAGCTTACCTACCGGTAGATCATTCTGATATTGATGAATTTTTGAGAATAAGATCTGAAGGAGATCCTATACAAGATTTATCATTCGGTGTTTGTATAACAGATGAATGGATGCAGTCAGTAGTAGATGGTGATAAAGAAAAACGTAAACTTTGGGCTAAAATAATTAAAAAGAGATACGAAACCGGTTACCCTTACATTTTTTGGACAGATACAGCAAATAATAATGCTCCACAAGTTTATAAAGATAAAAATAAAACAATTAATGCAAGTAATCTTTGTACAGAGATATTTCTATCTAACGATGAAGACGAGTCATTTGTTTGTGATTTATCTTCTTTAAATCTAGCAATGTGGGACGAGATTAAAGAAACTGATGCAATTGAAACGTTGGTTTATTTTTTAGATGCTGTAATGTCTGATTTTATTAAAAAGACAGAGGGTGTAAAGTATATGGAAGCACCACATAATTTTGCTGTAAGACAGAGAGCGTTAGGGGTTGGAGTTTTAGGGTGGCATACGTATTTACAATCTAAAATGATTGCATTTGAATCATTAATGGCGAAAGGCATTAATCAAGAAGTGTTTGTATTAATTAAAGAAAGGTGTGATAATGCTACTAGAGAATTGGCTGAACTTTTTGGTGAGCCAGAGCTTTGCAAAGGATATGGTATTCGTAATGCTACAACGATGGCTATAGCACCAACAACAAGTAGTTCATTTATATTAGGTCAAGTTTCACCTTCTATAGAACCCCTTAATTCGAATTATTTTACAAAAGATTTAGCTAAGGGTAAATTTACTTATCGTAATCCACATCTTGTAAAGTTGTTAAAAGATAAAGATAAAGATAATGCAACGACATGGAAGAGTATTTTAAACCATGGAGGAAGTGTTCAGCATTTAAAATTTTTATCTGAAGAAGAGAAAGACGTCTTTAAAACTTTTGGTGAGATATCACAGAAAGAAATTATTATTCAAGCAGGCATGCGTCAAAAATATATTGATCAAGGACAGTCACTTAATCTAATGATACCACCTGAGACAAAACCAAGAGAAGTAAATGAGCTTTTAATTTACGCCTGGCAAAGTGGAATAAAGTCATTATACTATCAAAGAAGCGCAAACCCAGCGCAGGAGCTAGCAAGAAATATACTTAATTGCGCTTCATGTCAAGGTTAAAAATTATGAAGTGGAGATACATAAACAAAGAAGAAGAGGAAGAAAAAGATGCACCTCAATATATTATTAATGCTTCACCCTCATCAGGCGGTGCTGTAACTAAAATTATTGAAAATAATTTATACTTTTATGGTGATATAACAGAATCTAATATATTAGAGCTAAATGCTACGCTTCATGAGTTAGATAAAAAACTTTCTGTTACAAATGTATTTTTAGATATTAGACCTGTTATTAATTTACATATTAATTCATACGGAGGGTCATTATTTGCTGGGCTAGCAACAGTAGATGTTATAAGAAATTTAAATAGTGAAGTGCACTCTTATGTTGAAGGAGCGGCTGCTTCAGCAGCAACTATAATCTCTGTAGCGTGTACAAAACGGTTTATTGGTAAATATTCTAAAATGTTAATTCATCAACTAAGTTCCGGTCTTTATGGAAAATATAATGAACTCGAGGATGATATGGAAAACAATAAACACCTAATGTCAACTATTAAAGACATTTATAAACAACATACTACAATACCTATGAAAAAACTTGATGAAATCTTGCAACATGATCTCTGGTTTGATAGTAAGACGTGTTTAGATTACGGTCTAGTTGATGAAATAAATTAAGCTTCACGGTGATCCTGCACTAGCCGGCTGTCGGGGTATCTGCTGAAAAGGATCCTTGTTTTTCTATTTGTGGAAATTCTGGTTGAATAGCTCCACCATCTACTTCAACTCGTTCTCTATCATGTGGTAACAGTGTATCTTCTGTTGGTCTTAATTCACGGGGTGGTGTTGGCTCATTAGTAGGTTCTTTTAATTCATGAGCAATGTTTTGAGCAGGTGTTTGAAAACCATCTGTGTTTATATCTTCTCCAATAGCAATAGTTCTAACACTTTTAGATGAATCAGTTAATCTAAGTGGTAGGTTTTTAAAGTGATGACTATGTGGATAACAACGAATACAATCTTCAACAGCTCCAGTACCTAACACATCAAAAGTAGCCGAGCCTCCTTTATCCGTCCATGTAACTTTTACTTCACCTATTTTCTTACCAGATACAGATTTAGCGTACACTTCAGTTTCTTCTGTTTGTTGAATTTCTGTAGGAGCTGTAACATGATGTAGATATGTCTCTCCTTCTGTATATGTTGAGCCTCCAATAATAACATTATTCTTAACACCTAAACCGGGTTCAATTAAAACTTGTTTATTAGATCTTAAAGAAATATTTCTCAAAGAAGTTAGTTCTACTAAATTTTCACTAGTAATATTAACACCTGCTGATGATTGTATATCTATTTTATTAGCGGCTAGTTTATATGTAGTACCACCTACTTCAACCGGACCTGTTGTTTTAATATCTACACCACCAGAACCTGCGTTAATATTGAATTTATTACCGGCATGTAAGGAATAATTACCAACAGGAAAATGACTGTTGTTTACTTCTTCAACATGCGGTACGGAGTCAATTTCAACAAATGCACCAGCTTGTGGTCCAACAATAACTCGACTGGGAGTTGCCTTGCCTTGCAGGCTTGTTCTAATTGATGGGTAATCATTTACTTCCCCCCCAACCATAACAACTTTATTTCTAAAAGTAAAATCTTGATCATCTCCACCTTCATTAGCAACACCGCCTCCAAATTTTTGTTCTAGTTCCGTTAATTTTTCTTCTTGTAATCTAGGTATATCTCGTGCAAAATCTTCCGGTTGTCTACCAGGTGTCGGTTCATATCTTCCGGCTTCAGTAGCCGGATTAACATCTTCTCCAAAGTCGTCAACATTAGGATTTACTACCTTAAAGACTGGCCCGGGCATATTAACCGTGCTGTAGTTTGATACTTCATTATTATTACTAGTAACAACAGATGGTTGAATTGTACCGTACACATCATCAACAATATATTTTTCTTGATTTTTCGACGGGTGCTCTGATCTCTCTCCAACTTCGGGGGTTTCAACACCGTGCGGAAAACTTACACCCCCACGTTGTATTTCAAATTGCGAATTTCTTTCTGCGACCGGTCTATATGCTTCTTTCCATTCCTTTAATGCATCAAGCTGATCATCACTCGTATAGCCACTCTGTACAGAATGTGATCCTATAACTCTGGATATAACATTACCTCCTACAAAAACACACTTATCATTTCTAACTGTTTCAAAACTATCATTAGTTACTAGTGTTTGCTTGTTATTAGCAGCATATTCAGAAATAACATTTTTCATAAGCTTTATATTACTACCATCATACTGAGTAAAATATACACTTTCTTGACCTGTAGTGTTATCTATTTCTATAGAACCACCTCGTTGGTTAAAAACAAACTTATTTCTGTATTGTTCTTTTGCTGCCTGTTCTGCTTTTTTATTCATTATCTTATAACCTCGATTGATTCAATGTTCATAGTAGCGAACCGATTGTACATTTGTCTGTTACCTCCTGCATAAAAATCAATAACATTATCACTCATACCACCGGTATCATCTACCCTGTATTCTTTTCCGTTTATTAAGAGCCTTGTACCATGTGGAAATCTATTAGATGCAACACTATAACCAGGTACTAGATCGTTACCTTTATTACCTTTCCACTGCCACTCCCATTTAATATCTCCTTTATCAATATCAGCTTGAGTTGTTCTATCTAAAAGACGCCCATTACCTCTTGGGTTGTTAGGTGTACCTTCTTCATATACATTACCATAAGCTGTAGCTCTATAACCCGAAGCGTTTAACGTACCTGGAGGATATTGTTCTACTGTAGAACTTGAACTTGTAGTTATTTGATCAGGTTCCGGTGGCGTGTCACCAACACTAGATTCATATGTACTTGGGTAGGTTTGTTCATCATTATCCCATACAAGACCAGAATCCCTATAACTAGAAGAAACACCAAAATAAATTGGAAAGTTTAAATCACCACGGTGATGAAAAACCCACACGTGAGATCCAACTGGCGGTATACCGTATACACCTGACGCGTCGGGACCGGAGTTTTTTGGTGCATAAACCCCACCGGTTGGATTCGTTTTACCATACATACCGTCTGCCCATGCATCTGTAACAGTAGCAGCATCTTTATTAGTCATTGTACTACGAGGCATACTCCCTCCTTTTATCGCATTAGGTGGTGTGTCTTTAGTAGCTGTTTCAACATATGTTGCTTTCGATCGTTGTTCACCGTCTGGAGCATAGTAATGTGATGTACCTGATTCACCCATTAACGGAGAACATTGCTCTGCCCATGGTAATAAATCCTTTAATTTTAATACCATATCTTTTGTTAGAGGACCGTAACCTGGGTATCTCATTTCTTGTGAAGCATTTTGATAATCAGAAAACCAACTAGTATAAGGCTGATTAGATACTTCAGGAATAAAAACTTGAACTCTCATTCGTTTGTTTAAATCTTCATTATTAATAACGATGCCCCTATAAAAAGAATGATCTTCTTTTTTATATTCTACATTTTTATTTGATCCTTTAACGTACACAAATATATTTAATCATTGATATTAGAACGCAACAGCCTATAATAAGGTATGCTTGTAAGTCATGAATCGCCTATCTCGATGTTAGATGAATCTCGTAATTATAATGATTATGATTATGCATTAGTTCATCTATTTGAAAAATATCCTGAATATTATAATTTCTTTAAAGTATCTAAAACTCTAGGTCGAGAAGTTTTACTAGATAATTCTATCTTTGAATTAGGTCACGCGTTTGATGCTAAGAAGTTTGCTGAGTATGTTCTTGAGTTAGAACCTACCTATTATGTTGTACCTGATGTATTAGAAGATAGTCAACAAACTTGCTCTTCATTTAATAAGTTTACTTTAAATTACCCTGATCTACCTGGCTTAAAGATAGGAGTTGTACAAGGTAAAACATATCAAGAGTTAGTAGAGTGTTATAGATTTATGGCTAATCACGCTGACTATATTGCTATTTCTTTTGATTACTCTTGGTACGAAACTATTACTTTTTCTAATGTAGGCTGTAAACTAGAACAGCAAATGAAGGGTAGAAGACGTCTTATTAAGATGCTTATTGATGATGGTATATGGGATCATAGTAAACCGCATCATTTGCTAGGTTGTTCTTTAGCACAAGAGTTTAAAGACTATAAATTTATTAGCAGTATTAGGTCTGTAGATACATCTAATCCTGTAGTAGCTGGTATTGTTGGTAAGAGATATTATAAAAATATTGGTTTGTTAGAAAAACCTTCTGTATTACTTGCTGACTTAATTAAGGTTGATGTAAGTGCTGAGATGCGCGCTGATATCGAATATAATACTGCTGAGTTTAAAAAGCTACTCTAGACTAAATAAATTAGTGAACAAAGATCATCAAGATATAATTGTTCGAGCAAACGATAAAGAATTTTTTCCTTTAGTAAGTAAACCTTTTTTAAGATTCTTACTTTATACTTTAGTTTGGGTTGTTGGTATAGGTTGTACAGTAGGCCCGGCTTGGGCTGTCGTAAATTATTTTATTTTGAAGTAGCTCTATAGATTGTATCCCAACCCTTTCCTGGTCTATTCTTTTTAAGATTTTCTATTCTTTCCCGCATCATTTCATAATAGTCTTTTAATTCCGGATAAGTAATTTGATTTAAATCAATCATTTTAATAGCTCTATTCCAATGCTGCTTTCTATAAAAAGACAAAAACGTGTTATGGTGTTCAACATTACCTCCGTTAGAGCATAATGAAGTATTATTTAACACAGTAAATATTCTTACCCCTTCTTTTTTACCTTTAACAGCTATTTTATCTAGTTCTACAAAGTTAAATCTATGCTCTATATCTTTAACAGTACCTTCACCAATAATTAAACCTACTCTATATTCTTTAGTTTGACCTTCAAGTCTAGATGATAAATTAACAGCGTCACCTAAACAAGTATAATCAAATCTCTGTTCAGATCCCATATTACCAACGACAACATCACCTGTATTAATTCCTACTCCTATTTTAAGTTCATCCACCCCTTCAGCCATTACTTCTCTGTTTAATTTAGCTAGGAGATCAAACATTCTTAACCCACAATTAATTGACTGTACTTTGTGATCTTCAACATCGAGAGGAGCATTCCAAAAAGCCATTAATGCATCTCCAATAAATTTATCAACTGTACCATTATATTCTATAACACAACCAGTCATAGGTGTTAAGTATCTGTTAACTAGTTCAGTAAGACCTTGAGGGTTAGTTTTAAAATGTTCACTAATAGTTGTGAACCCTCTTAAGTCACTAAAGAGAATTGATAACTCTCTAGTATCACCTCCTAGTTTTAGTAAGGTTGGATCTTTTTGTAACAACTTAACAATGGGTGGTGCTAAATAATGTTCAAATTGTTTCTTAATCTGCTGTTTTGATTTATTTTCGTTTATAAATCTTATAAATGTTGCTACTGACCAAGTAATAAAAATGCATGTTATAGGCCATGTATAATCTATAAGCCACCCATTACTATTATAGAGGTGACTTCCTAATATTGGTCCTACTGCTAATGCAGCTGTTATAATAGCTAAACTTGCTATATAAGATAACCATAATGCACCAATTATTAATAAAGAACAAAAAGCAGCTGTAATAAAAACTTCATATATAGTAGCTTCTGCTGGTCTTTGCAACCTTGACTCATCTATTATCATCTGTAAAGCTGAGCTAGTTACTTCATGTCCATACTTTATACCAGTAGAGGTTGCAATGGTATTGCTTAGACCTTCTCCTGTTAAAGCTATAACTGCAATTTTATCTTTTACTACAGACCAATCATCATTTGCAAAAGAAACTTTATCAAATTTGTATTTATAATTTATCCATACTCTTGAATTAGCATCAGTCTTTATAGGGTCAAATCCTGGAACTCTTATAGCTTCAACTCCACCTAAATCAACTTTAGCTTGGTATGACTGTTCTCCGGCAAACATACGTATAACTTCTAAAGGTATAGTTGGATACGCTTCTCCCTTAATCTGAATAACCAATGGCAGCCTTCTCACCACCCCGTCGAGCTCCGGAGCTGTTACTATCATACCTACCCCCGCGGCATATTGTCCTAAACTTTCAACCGGTCCTATCGCTTCTGGATAATCATATAACCACCCATCTAAGCTTTCTCCTATACTAGCTAACCCTCGAGGTATGGGTGAACCTTTTCCTTTAGTACTTGCTGATTGACCTATTATTACCGGTAACTCACTTAATACTTTTATTAATTTTTCATCACCACCTAGTCTATCTTTTTCTGCAAATAAAATAGGTATAACTACTAGTTGAGCTCCACTTTCAAATGCTTTTTCTACACCATTAGCTATTAATTCTCTATTCCAAGGCCACTGACCATTTTGATCTAAACTTGCTTCATCAATTTCAACTATAGCTATATTTTCTGATTTTACCTTTTCTTGTTTAGTTTGATAGTAATCTATCCCTTTGAGTCTTAAAGTTTCTACAAAGAATGGATCCATCATTCTTAATATTACCAAAAGTGTAGTTATAAATAGACATATAAGATAGTTTTTAATATTAAAAAATTTCATTGTTGTTTTATATTAAATTGTACGTTATTACCTGAGTTCATCTTAGCGTTAATAATACTGCCTCTATTATCATAATTTACAGTAACATTACTACCATCTTCTACTATAAGAGAAATAACGTTATCTTTATCTTTAGAAAAGAAAACATATCTCCCATCATCCATTTTTAAAAAAGCATTAGTGGCTTTCTTTTCTTTTCTTTTTATTTCAATATCTTCAAAATCTTGTTGTTTTTTATCATCTTCTGGCTTTCTATCTTCTTCCATATTTTCTTTTTTATTTTTATCTTTCTTTACTTGAGGACCATCTTGCTGTATAATTTGCGGTGGTGTTGGTGCTGCTATAGCTGAAGTAACAGTAGTTGCTTGATACGCTTTATTTAAAGTAACAGTACCTCCAAGAGTTGAAACATCTATAGATCCAACAAACGAGTTACCGGCATCATCCTTTGATGGTAATAATAGAAAACTACTAGCTCCATCTTCTTGAACATTCATAGTAAAATCAGTACCCCTTACAGTAACTGAAGCAGTTGGAGATTTTATCTTTACATTTTGTCGAGAGTTTTTAGCAATTTTACCTGAAGAGTATCTTATAGTACCTAATGCTGCTTTTAATGATAGCTTACCTGTTTTCTTTTCCGGGTTATAAACAAATTCATCTATTACAAGTTTAGAATATTCCGTGACACTTACTTTAGTATCATCTATAAATTTTATATTAGCCTTACCTTTTAAGGTTTCAATTAAATCTCTCATTTCAACTAAAGTATTAACTTCAGTAAGAAATTTATCCCCTTTACGGGTAATTCTAGCTGCTTTAGTTTGAGACGTTACACTGCCTATGTCAGCGTAAGCGAGTATAGGTAATAAGATAAAACTTATTATAAGAACTATATTACTGACCCTGTTCGAGAACAATACCTTCGAGTAATAATGGACGTGGCTCGATAACAAGTGTTGGAACTTTTGGAATACCATCGGGATTTGAAAAATCGTTAACTGGGTTAACCTCGTTACCAATTTGCTCAGGCATGAATGATGGATCAAAGCTTCCATCTGTTTGATATATTTGATATGTGTTTTCATTTCCTAAAACTGAGAGCTCAATAAATTGACTTTCAGAACCTACTTGAGATATCAATAAATTATTACTACTACCGAAAACATCAACTAGCTGTGAATGTCCGATTAATCCACCGTGACCTTCTTGATAAGAGCTAATGGTATTTAAAGAGCCACCAATGAAATAATCTGTAAAAGTATATGATGTATCAAATAGTAATAGTTCTATATCATTTGAAGCACCCTCCACATTTAAATTTATTAATCCGTTATTTACAGTAGCTTTTTGAGTATCTTCCTGGTCTCCTGCAATTAAAACGCTGTTTGAATCTCCTGCTACAAAAGCATTTACAGTGTTTTGATCACCTTCAAGAGCTAAAATAAAGTCATTAGCATCACCTTCTACTTGAAGATTTACTACTTCTTCATTTCCAATAGAGTCGATATCTATTAAATTTTCGTTACCTATAGTTGCTACATTAAAAATAACTTCTTCTCCTTCAATTCTAGATCGATTAGTACCTTCTCCTAATTTGTTACTGGATCCAATTTGAGATATATTAAATATACCTGCACTACCAATCTGGTCTAAGTAAATTTCATTTGAAGAGAATACTAAACCACTAGATAAAAGAATAGCTGTTAAAATAGATTTTATGTTCATAAAATTATTTATTAAAAATCTATCTTTTTATTTTATTAAACGAAGACTTATATTTCTTATTTTTACTTAATGGTTCTTTTTTAACTTGTTCTTTTTCAGTTATTTTAGGTAATTTTTTTACAGTGCTCTTTTTAAATTTCCACATTTTATTTTTTTCTCCTTTTTCAATTAAATCTAAAATAGCTAAATCTATAGCTGCTCTAGTAGCTACCGATACTAGCTCATTTTTAGCATATCCTATTTCAAATTCAAGCGAATCTAAAGCTTGGTTAACAAATTTAAATACATCTGATCCTAGTGAGGTTGAGTATATAGTTTTTGATACAGTTGAAGATAAAAGAATCTCACTAGTTAACGTACTCACTAATCTTAATGATACAGTAACTACATCTTTCCTGTACTGTTCATGAGCACCTATACCTAAGTAGGCAGCTCCTACACCACCAGAAATCATATTAGTATCATAACTTATAATTCCTCCATGTATAAGCAACCCAGCGAATAATAAAGGTTTTAATCCAGTTTCATCATCATCAGTAAAGTCTTCTCTAGTTTGTTGAACTAAAGCTCTTTCTCTCATTACTGTATCTAATTGACCTCTTTCTAAAACTTTAAACCAACCATTTGACTCTAAAAGAGATTCAATTAACCATGCTTCACCACCTTGAGTAACTGCAGAAGAGAAACTTGCATAATTATCAGCTTGTTTTCTTGCTCCAGTTAAGTCTTTAAAGCTATTAACTCCAATATAAATAGGTTCACCATCTAATTCTGGTATAGTAGTTAATTTATTTTGTAAAGGGGTTGGAGCTACGATAGGAGGTTTATTAAGTTCACTATCATTAAAAGTTGCGCAACCGCTTAAAAGTGTTAAACTTAAAAGACTATTCAGTAGTTGTTTCATTAGTTGGCTCAGGTAATAGAAGTGATCCAATAGGAATTAATATGTTAGTAAGATCACCATCAGTATCAGTTACTGTCAGATTTATTTGGTCAGCTAATCTATACCATGATATAGTATTACCATCAAGATTAAAAGAACCTGAATCTGAACCTGTATCAGCGAATAGTTGCTCTGTAACCTGTTTAGAGAGCTCTGAATAAATCCTTGACTGTAAATTAGTCATAAATACATTCAAAGGAGTTCTTTGGGCAGCTAAATTAGCTTGAATTTCTAATGATTTTAATTCATCTCTAATTGTTTTCTTTCTAGCCGCAGATATATTTTCTAGATTTATCTTATGCGCACTATACCCAATACCACTAAATGAAGGAGATTTAAACCTAAATGTTAATTCATTAGCTAGACTGCTGCTACATAAAAGTACTAAGAAACATAAACACTTCATAACACTATTATTTACCTCTATTAATATATAATGCTAGAGCTTAGTATCCAAAATACGCCTATTTCTTTTTCTATTTTCTTTTATATCTTCTTCTTCTTTTTGCTCTTTCTCTTGAAGAATCATTTGAATCTTAGTATTAAGTCTTATCATATCATTATCTAGCATTCTTATTCTATCAATTAAACCTATCAGAGTACCTGTCGATTCATCTAATACAGGCTTGATTTCCTTAACTACCCAATTCCATGTATAATAAACAAAGTAACCTAAACCAGCAGCAGCAATAACTGGAAAGCCGAAATCATTAATTGCCTGTACTAAAGTATCTCCGTTCATTAATCTTTTCTTGCATCCTCTTTACCTTCGTTAGCTGCTAGTCTATCTAAATTTGGATGCTTATTAAATGCATAGGATACCAGCGTATCAATTTTTACAATATCATTATTCATAGTTTGAACTCTATTTTCTAACGATTTAATCATTCCTCCTAAACTTTTTACTGCTCCAGTTATTTCACTGAGTATAAACTTTAGAATTATGAATACAAAACTTCCGCATACAATAGCACCAGCTATCGGAAATCCAACATCTGTAACGAGTTTTAAAAAATCTTCCACTAAATTATTTAATAATACACCTTGATAAACGGGGTCACTACAATAAAATAATAATAGTAAATAATGCTCCAGTTAATACTCCATCTGATTGGTGACTATCTTCTTCAAAGCGATTGGATGGCACTTAATAAAACGAAGTGTAGTAAAGCAGCTGCAGCACATGCTATCACCTATTCTTTACCTTTCTTGATATTAAGTCCTTCTTTAGAAGCATTTGCTGTAATTTGTATTACTCATTTTTTCATTGATAGATTTAGATTAGCGCGGTATGTGGTGTTTGCTAAAAGTAGGTTAGCGCCAAAAAAATATTGGCATAAATGGGAGGACTGTAAAGAAACCGGTTATCATAAAGATGTACCACAATGGCTGTCATTATGGCTTTTAGTAGCTTGTGATAATACTATTCACTTGCTTATTAACTGGGCGTCATTAACATATCTATAATGAAGTTCTCAACATGGATTGCTCTGTTTTCGCAAACAGGTTCTGAAATAGCTGATCTATCTTCTGCACTAGATAAGGTACCAGATTATGTTATAACTAACTCTAAATCAGATAAAATTGATTCAAGAGTAGATGTTGATTTTAGACTCAATAAAGAAGAAGCAAAAACGTTAGATATTTTAGAGAATTTAGAGTTTGATATTAATAATACCCTTATAACTTTAAATGGTTGGTTGAGAATTGTGCCGCCAGATAAATGTTTAAAATATAATATATACAACGGTCATCCCGGACTTATTACTAAGCACCCAGAACTAAAGGGCAAAGATCCGCAAATACGTGCATGGGAAAATATATCTTCATATTCTAAAATAGGTAGTGTTGTTCACGAAGTTGTTGAAGAAGTTGACGGCGGTAAAATTATGTGTCAAGAAGATATATCTACAAAACATATCTTAAATTTAACTAATACATACCAATCTTTACGTACTACATCATTTAATGCCTGGTATAGATTTTTAAAGGAACATTTATATAATAAGGTATGATCTTTTCGTTTACTGGAGCTCAGTGTACGGGTAAAACTACTCTACTTAAGCATTTATATAAAGAAAATGGCGACTACCCATTTTTGTTTATTCCTGAAGTGACTAGGTTAATTAAGAGAGAATTTAACATGCCTATTAATGAAAGTGGGGATGATTTAACTCAAATGCTCATTATGACTGAGCATGTTAGAAATATATTTAGAGATCGAGCTGATTATATTGTAAGAGGTGTTCATCAAATACTTGATCGATGTGCATTAGATGGTATAGTTTATAGTCATTATCTTTTAGATAAGGGTAAAATTAATAGAGCTACTTATGATGCTTGTGATCTTATCTATAAAAAGCTTATAAACAAATATGATGTTATTTTTTATACTAGTCATGAGGATGTAGAGTTAGTAGATGATGGTGAAAGAAGTGTTGATAAGATCTTTCGTGAAGATATTATTGGTCTCTTTGATATGTATATGCAATATAATATCATTGAAGATGGTCCTCGTATAGTGCTTTTAGAAGGTACTGTTGAAGAAAGATTACAGACTATTAAAGAAACTCTTGAATCTTATAACATAGATATTAAAATTTAATATGGTAAAACTTGATAACAGCAATATTAGTAAGCATCTTGGGCAAACATCTAAGTATAAATCGAAGTATGATGCCTCTCTTTTAGTTAGAGAGCCTCGTCAGTCCAATAGAACTCATTTAAATATTAATGATGATAACCTACCTTTTATAGGTTATGATACTTGGAATGCATATGAAATTTCCGCTTTAACTGTTAACGGGCTTCCTGTTGTAGGGGTAGCTAAAGTTGTTTATCCTTGCAGTAGTAAATATATTGTTGAATCTAAATCTATTAAGTTGTATTTTAACTCGTTTAATATGACTCGTTTAGGTGAAACTACTGAAGAAGTTCTTAAAAATATTGGCGATATTGCTTCGCAAGATTTGAGTAAGTTGCTTGAAACTAAAGTTGAAGTTAAAGTGCATACTAATGCTTATGTTTTATCTGATACCAATCTTTTTACTGCTAAGAAAGAATGGATGCATGGTGAGGATTGTACCCCGAGTTATATAACTCTCGAAGATGAATATCCTATTGAAGAGACAGAGTTTACTGTATATGCTGAAGATCCGGATCTGCTAAAGGAGATTGAAGATGCACCTTCTGAAGAAGTATATTATCATAGTGCTCTTCTAAAATCTAATTGTAGGGTAACATCACAACCTGATTGGGGTGATGTTTATATCTATATGAAAGGTAAAAATACTGTAGATCCTATTTCCCTTCTACAATATATTGTATCTTTTAGAGATGAATGTCATTTTCATGAAGAAATTTGCGAAGCTATCTATAAAAGACTAATGGATGCTATTGGTCCTGATGAGCTAGCTGTTCGTTGTTTATATGCTCGACGAGGTGGTATTGATATTAATCCTGAGCGAGTATCACATGAAAGGCTTCTACATTGTACTTTAAGTCAAGTAGATGTACCTCACATAAAAACTCCTAAGCAATAGTACATAGTGCTTGCGTAATTTTTTTCCCCATTAAATATGTATAATGGGGAAACAAAGTCCAGCACCATCTTTACTTAAAGTAAGTGAAGGAAGAAATAATTTATTCCTAGGTAACGTAGGTATCGGTGTACCTCCGGTTGATACTGGAACTCCTTCTGGTTTAACCGTTGCCGGTAACATGAGCGCTTATGGCGCATTATATGTATGTGAAGGAATCGCGTCGAATAATTATATATTCTCTAATAATTATCTTGGAACATGGAACGGGGGACCTATTTCTGGTGAATATGTAAGTGTTCAAGGTGTTGAAATAAAATCAACAAATATACCTGGTAATTTATTTCTTAAATCAAACGGTGATGGTACAGTAAGCTGGGCTGAAGTCAGTAACTCTAACCTTATAGGTGATAATCTATCTATTACTGGCGACATTAGTGGAACAAACATATATGCATCTAGATCTATAGTATCAGCTGGAGTTGATCTATTAGATGTTTTTGGTCCTGGAGGATCTGCTGGAGGTATAGGTGGCTGTGGTACGACAAATGTTATAGCAAAATTTACTTCAGGTTGTTGTATAGGTGATAGTATAATACGAACCTCTGGATGCACAGCTATTATAGGTGGTAGTTTAAGCGCGACAAATAATTTAAATGTTGGTAATAATGCTACAATTTTAGGTAATCTTAGTGTGCAAGGAGATATGCACTATATAGATACTAACGTTACAGTTACTTCTGCTCTTTCAGTAATTAATTCTGGTACCGGTCCTGCATTATATGTACAACAAAAAGGTAGTGAACCTATAGCTCATTTCGTAGATGCTAACGGTGATGATATAGTATTTTCAGACAACGGTTATGTAGGGTTAGGTATACCAATAGCTACCCTAGCTGGTGGTGGAGCAACACCCCAAGAAAGATTAACAGTAAGCGGAAATATAAGCGCTTTAGGTTCATTAAGCGCAACAGGAAGTAGCGATAATTATTTTGCTGGTAATGTAGGTATTGGTACTATTAACCCAATGGTCAAGTTGGATGTGGTGGGAGATGGTCAACTTCAAGCGACTGCTCCACGGTTTGTACTTAAAGAAACTGGGAATAATAAAGATTTTAGTTTAAAAGTCCAAACTGATGGAAGGTTTAGTATTAATAATGATAATAATGCTACTGAGGTTCTGACAATAAAACAGGATGGTAATGTAGGTATTGGTGAAACTTCTCCTCAGTATCCACTTCATATATGTCAATCTGGTGCAGCAACATTAGCTATTCAGAGCAATGGAAATGATGATGAGGGATCAAAACTTCGTCTTATTGAAGGAAGTGCAAATTGGTTAGGTGGTTATGTTCAATACGATGGTGCTGATAACAATTTTATACTTGGAGTTCATGATGTTAATAATACAACAGTATCAGATGATAACCCAGTTATAACAATTCCTAGGACTTCCGGCAACGTTGGTATCGGCACATCAGCTCCTGCAGAGGAACTAACTGTAGCTGGTGGTATCAGTGCACAAAATGGTCTTAGTGCTAATAGTATTTGTGCTGCAGCTACAACTAATGGGTTTGTTTCTGCTGGTCGTGATTTAGCTAATATATTTTCAACCGGAGGAGGTACTATAGGAGGATCTGGTACAACAAATTATATACCTAGGTGGTGTAGTACTACGGGAATAACCAATAGTATATTAAGAGAACATAGTGGTGGTTTGAGTGCATTTGGTGGGTTAAGTGCTTCAGGTGATGTAAACTATTTTGCTGGTAGGGTTGGTATAGGTACATGTAGACCTGACACAAAACTTCATTTGGAGGATGGTCGTTTGACTATTAAAGGTAACGGTTCAGAGGCTATAAAGGTTACTAATTCAGATATTGTTAACTTCGACTCATCAACTGTTCGCGCAGATTTATTTAGAGCATCAGCACTTAGTGACCAATTAGAATTTAGAGGTGGCTCTAATAGAACTCGTCTCTTAAATAGTGATGGAGGAACAGAGTTATTTACCATTACTAATTCTGGTGATGTAGGTATTGGTACAACAGCACCAGCAGAAAAACTAACTGTAGCTGGTGGTATCAGTGCACAAAATGGTCTTAGTGCTAATAGTATTTGTGCTGCAGCTACAACGAGAGGT